CGTAACATATTTAAGAAAGCTCGTAATCGTTTCTTAAAGGCAAGACCAACACTTGATTCCGCAATTAAAAAATGGATTCAAGATCTGTTTACTAATGATACTGTTGAATATGATGGTTGTGATCTTGAGAAGGAACTTGAAAATGAGAGTGGAAGTCGTACCATGTATAGTGGATCTAACTATCGTAGTTCAGAGGCTCATGCAATCTGCGGTGTAGTAATGAACGCACTTGAAGAAGTATATCATTTAGGATTTACGAGTAATGGTTCAACAAGCAGTAATGCATCTGATGAGGATAAGAAAAAATTCATTGCTGATTGCAAGAGAGGTATGCACATATATGTCAAGAAGGGTAGTGAGAGTAAATCAGAAAGTGGTCCTGTTTCAAATTCATCATTCTGGACATATTATAAATATGATATTGATATAGAAATTACTGTTTATAATGGTGGTCATGGTAAAGATAAATATAAATCAATATTTAAAAAGACATATAAAGATGTGACTCTCGCATCTGATTATTATTCAGGTGGATGGAATTAAATAATATAAATATAAGTTTAGTAATTATTATATTTTTAATTATACATTTATATATTTAAGACAAATACAAAAACATAAAAAATATAACGATGAGTATAAAATTAATGAAAGACCTGCAATTTGCTGAGAAGTTAAACTCAACTCAAGCTATATCTGAGGCAGGTAAGGAAATGCTTAACAACTATCGTGCATATGTTTATTCTAATGCACCAACTTGCGCGGTTGTTAATGCTTTTGTAAATGAGGCGCAACAGTATAGTTTTGATGCAGGTGTATCAACAATTTTAGAAAGTGTAAAGAATTTTATTAATGAGAACAAGGTTTCTTGGAAACTCGCTACTGCATGTGAATCAATCTCTAATAACAATTCTACATTCAATTACATTAATAAAATTGGTGTTCAACAAGTAGAGAAATTACTTGAAATGAATGAGAATGATGTTGTAAGCTATATCAAGGCTGGTTCCTTGAAGGGCTTCCAATATATTCCTGAATTCCGTCAAATCTGCAAGGAAGTTTACAAGCAAAACATTACTGAGGCTAAGGCTCCTAACTTCACAGTTACCAATCCATTAAGTTTTGTTCTCGTAAATGAGAATGCTCAATACTTCAACGTATGCGGCAAGACCTTTAAGATTGAGAACGGTAAGATTGATGAGGCTGTATGTGACGACAAGTTGTTCAATGAAGTAAACACACTTCTTGAAGGTTTCCGTCGTGATGGTGAAAATCTTGTTGTTGAATTTAAATCTGCGCATGGTGATGTTCTTACATTCAAGGTTAACGAGAATGGTCTAGAACTTACTAACAACCGTGGTACTATCAACGAGAAGTTTGATGACAACGTTAAGTTCATGGAATATGCTAATATGGTTAGTCGCACTATGAACGTAAATGAAAAGATGCAGTTCATGACATTAAGTAACAACATCTCTAAGGTTCTTGAGAACATGGATAACGTTGTTCTTCTTGATTGTGTAAAACTTCTTGAGAGTGCAGATGGTACTGTATGTGCAATCAGCGAGGCAAACGATAACGTTAACTTAACTGTATTCCGTTCTTATAAGTATGGTACTTCTACAAAGAACTTTGACTTTGTTGCAGAGGCACTTAATAATGTTGTTAAGCTCACCGGTATTGACTTGACAAACATGTTTGAGGATCGTATCAATGAGGACTGCAAGAAGAACAATGCAGAGGAGAATGAAATTCGTGAACAACTTGAAGCAAACAAGGAAGCACAATTCAGCATTCGTCGTAAAAAAATTGCAATGCTTGCAGAACAGGCAAAAAATGATCCAGTGAAATTAGCACTTTTAAATAAAGTTGCAAAGGATTTAAAAATGCTTGAAAACAAAAGTAAATAGAATTAATATTAAAATTTATTTTATATATTGATATTATGAAGGGTTTAACTGAATTTATTAGTGAAGCAAAATTCGATAAGAAGTATAACAAAAATAATGAAATGTTATTGTGGTTCAAGGTTTGGTCAAAACTATCAAGTGATGGTCCAATGACAAAGAAAGAGGTATTGACTGCTCTTGGACTTAAACCAACTTCTTATTCAGGAATGTTTGCTGAGATGACTGCTCGTGGAATAATTGTTCCTGATAAATCAAAACGTGGTGCTCTTGCTGCAGCACCCGAAGATAAATGGGATCTTGATGCAATCGCATGGCACGAAGTACCTGGTGCAGATTTTATAGACAGGCACAGAAACTTTGATGAATATTACGATTATGATGAAAAAACAGATCGTATAAAACTTAAACCAGAATTCAGAAATAAACCTGGTGAAGCATCATCAGAATAAAATAAAAAAGGAACAATCATTAAGATTGTTCCTTTTTTGTTACGATATCCTTTACATAATTACATATGAACCAGGAATCTGCAATATCATCAATCTTTGGGATCTTTAACAAGTGTGGAAATATACTACTAAACACATTTATTACAGCATCCTTAGAACAGTTTCCAATTCCTGTAGCAAACTTCTTTACTTCTGTAGGAGGTAATATGTATAACTTACACATGTGTTTAGTCATCAACTCATTTCGTATCAGATAATTAAGTCCTGCCAGTTCATATATAGAACGTGTTCGTGCTGAAGAACCATAACTCAATCCTTCCATACCTACATGTATCTTATCGCAATGCTTTGAATACACAGTTATGATGTGACTAATTACATTAACAATATTCAATAAGTTCTTTGTCTTTATCAGTTCAAGCTTATGTGAGTCATCAGCATCCTTTATATCAATCTTTTCATATGTTGAATATATGACTGCCTTCAGATCATCATCCTCAGCAACCTTTTGTTCTTTCTTTGTTAACTTATTAGGTTTTATTATATAGAAAACCTCAGTAAACAGTGAATTATCTTCCCATATATTGATTGTTACACCTGTGCTATTTATACTTGGATCTATTCCTACATATAGTTCTTTCATTTAAGAGTTTGACATATATTTCTATTCAGTAAGAAGGTTTTCTCCTTCAACAGACATTCCATACATGAATGTCCACCATTCAGCTCCATTACGAGATTCTTCAGGTCCATCTTGATATATATTCTTGTATACTTCTGCAACCTCATTAATCCACTGGTCATGTTGTTCCTTTGTCCAATGATATTCATACATCCATCGTTCATTGGTCTTGCATATGTTCAATATTTCATCTGGCTTCATCTTCTTACCAGCAAACTTAAACATGTTAACAACTAATGAATAATTCAAACTTGGTGTATCAAAGAGATAGTAAAGATCATTTTCAGTAAGTTCCTTCTCTTTAAGATACTTCATTGAATAAATTTTGTAATCTTTCATAATATCTTATATTTAAAATTTAACTATAAAAATGCATTCGTTCTTTCATTTCTTCTGAGTATTGTTCTTCTGTTGCCATATATAAATCCTTAAAACAACCATCAAGAATGAATGTAGTACAGAAATCAGTCTCATTACGATTTCCTCTACCAATTCCTTGTATGATCATATTTGATGTCTTTGACTTATACCACAATGGGAACAGTTTCATTTTTTCTTTCACAAGCGTATTCCCTAAACTTGGATATGGTACCTTTATAATAATTATGAATCTACAGCCCTCGTCAGGTAGATCAATACCTTCACTCAAACTTGGACCAACCAATATACTATCTGTTCTTACTTTATGCTTCTTAATTAACTTTCGTTTTTCACCACTGTCATTATATAACAACATTCTCTCTTTTAACTCAAACGGTGCTGAATTATATATCATTTTCGCATTTTCATAACTGCCTGTCTGAATTAATCCTTTAACATTACTAAATTTTTGTTCAAGTAATTTATATGTGACATCAATGATCTTTGGGAACATTGCAGCCTTTGTCTTATATGTCATTTTGTACTTGTTCCAAATCAATATTGGCGACTGTGAAAAATCAAATGTTGAAGGAACTCTTATGAAATCAGAAGTTCCGTTGTCGTCAATCCCAGTATATCGTATACCAATATTCTCATCAAAACTTTCCTTCATCCCAACAGTTGCAGATGTGAACACATGATATGGTTGATGTGACAATAAGAACTTATAACACATATAATCTTCCTTAATACAGTTCATGACAACTGTAACATGTGAATCTTTGTTTGATAAATTAATCTGTTTAATAAGATAATCATCTCCTGCTTCGTTAATAGCAGTTGAGAAATCTCCAAAGAAACACATATAATTATGACACCATGAACAAAGTTTGAATTTATCTATTTCGTCCTTGCTGATTGGAAGATGAGCTCTTTTCTTTTCTGCTATTTCATCTTCATATTTTTCACATATCATAACAAAGAGACTCAATATATATGTATATTCATTCAACAGTTGTGTATCCTGTTCTCGTGAATTTGTTTCAAAATTTAATTTTGTCCATATCTCCATTAACTTATCATGTAACTGAACTTTTTGCTTATATACATTATATATTGTTTCCTTTGGATCTTCCCTGTCAGGTTCATCAAGAATTCCACTAAAAAGATTAAGTTCAGTATTATTCATCTTATCATATATTTCCTCAATCCTCTCAATATCCTTGATTGTTATACACGCTGAATATTGGTTCTGTACAAGGTCAGGAATATTATGACATTCATCGCAAAATATGATATCTCTTATTGACCATGTAGAACGACGTTCACCAGTATTTACAACATTCATCAAATACATAAACAACTGATATGTCATCAATGTTACTTTTGATTCAACAGCTTGTTTTCTTCTAAATACATACTCACATGTACAAGCGCATTTATAACCTGCATTGATTGCTGATTTACGATGAAATAGTTTTGGCCATTCAATCTTTGCCATTCGGCAGTCTGCATTACGAATATCATTACCATTGACATCACATATATAATTTCCTGTCTGCCCACGTATAGCACCAAACCTCATCTTTTTGTGTTTATCAATAAATGTTTCATACTGTTCAAGAAGATAAAGATCTGATACTAATATATACGATTCCTTATTATAATAATCAGCAAGTACTCCAGCTGATATAATATTTATAAGTGATTTACCTGAGCCTGTGGGTGCTTCTATAATCTGATTATTTTCTTTATCGTTAATTATATTATATATGATGTCAATTATTTTTTCTTTTTGATATGTTCTAAATTTAAAATTTTCACTAATATTTGTCTTAACCCATTCATCAACATTGCATTCTATTTCCGACTTGCTTATCATAATATGATATTTAATTATATAATATTTTCTATATATTATTTTCTATATACTCTTATATATTATTTTCTATATATTAATATATAAAAAACCACAGATAATTTTCAATCTGAAGATTTATAAATTATCTGTGGTGTGTATTAAAAAATGTTAAAAATAATATTATCAGTTATAATCTAGATCCTCTTAGATGTGCCTTAGTTCCTCTTCTAGTAACATTAAATTATCTTTTTAATAAATTATATAGATACCATTTTTACGATCATTAGAAGAGGATCTAGACACTAATTTTAACATTCGTCAAGAATTATTTGCATATCATTTTTATTGACTGTATTTTCTGGAGATATAACCTGTGATGTATTATTGCCTGAAATAATTTTATTACTATTAACAGGCATAATGTTTTCATCATCATAATATTTGTCTGGAAAAATAAAATCAAAATTTGAATATTTGAATTCTATCTTAAATGTTGACATTGTTGTGACAGGCTGTGAATAATCAAATGAAAGCATGTCCATGGAATTAATAATAGGATCATCAATTTCTATACGACAGTTCATTGAGCCATTTTCGTCAAATAATTCAACATTAAATTGTCGTACCATATCTTTATATGGATAATCACGAGAATATAAATACCAAAAATTTTCAAATAATATTAAATAATTAAGAAAACCAATTGTGTGACGAAACTCAACATTAAATGTCTTATCAATTAATTCAATAGGTGAAACCTCAGAACGATATGAATAATCTGAATGCGTATGCATAAATCTGTTTTGTTCAATTCTTGAAGGATCTAACAATGGTTCGCCTCTACCTGTCTGACGTTGCTGTAATGCCGCATTATTAAATCCCAACACATCAACTTTTTGTATTGTTTCATTAATGAAATCAATTGGCCGTGTAAAGAAACTTCGTTTCTTACGTAATAATTTTGAATATTTTTCTTCTACCTCAGGATGTAAGAATTCTCGAGGAAATAAAATTCTTGCGCCATTATGTTTTGCGTTAAGAGCTAACATACTTAATTACATAATATATTTATACAATTATACATACAATTATACAATTACACAACGAATATACTGTACTTTATTCATAGGAATAATTATTTTCTCATTCGTTTCTTTATTAATCTTATAAATGTGTGAACGAGACTGCATTTCCAATATTTCTTGTTCAGATAATTCGTTTTTGTTTATCTTCTTACCATTATAATATAAATTATATCCAATCATTTGTTTTAAATATTATTTATTTATATACTTATGTAGGACTATTATTTGATGAATTACTTGATGAATTTGATGAATTATTTGATGAATCATTTGAAGGAGTCTCTGTTGAAGCTGAAGATACATTTTGAACTTCAACAACCATTGGTTGCTGCATTAATGTTGATACTTCAGCAACTGCATCCTTTATAAGTTCATGACGACGTTCTTGTATCTTATCAGCCTCCATAATGGTGGTTTCTGCATGAACAAGCTGACTAACTAATTCTTCTAAAACGACACTTAATCTATTTGCTATTGCATCAGTTAACTTATCAAGGTTGCCCAGTCGTTTTGCTAATTCATTTAATGATGTTACAAATTTATTAAGATTAGTAATATTTTTTGGCTGTATAGCATTTATTGTTTTAACAAACTTTGCAAGTTCTACATTCTGCAATTTAAACAATGCATACGATCTAATGTTTATACTATTTAATGATATGTTTATACTTATAATGCCATTTACCAATGAATCAAATGTTCCTTTTTGTACTCCAGCAGCCTTAATTGATGTATCGATAAGTTCATTTAATGCATTTGCATATCCACTAATCATTTCTGATATTACAGCAACATTATCAGAATTTGATCCTGATACCTGTGATTCGATAAGTGAAATTGCTCCGAAGAATCCCATCACAGTTTCATTAACAACAGAATAATCAGTTATTTGCATACTATTTGTTAAATCTCCAACATTTATAAGTTTTACTAATACATCATTAATAAAATCAGTATATAATGATAACTTACTTGTTAACTTTTTTATTTCATATTCAATATCTTTATTTTCTGTAAAATTACCTTCTTCAAAACCAGTAGTAAACATTATATTGTCAAGTTCAGAAAAACTATTTAGGCCGTTGTTTTCTCCTAAGAATATTTTATCAAAGTTATTCATTCCATTAAATAATCCTAAAATAGTTCCAATGTTAACTATGATTTGAGTCAAACGATTTACAAATTTTTCTTCTTTAAATAATGTTTCTAATTCTTTAATATAACTTTTTGCTGCCTTAAATGTTGTATTTATTTCTATAAATGTAGATACTAATGAAGTAATAGAATCTGTAATAGCTGTTAACTTTTCCTCAAAGGAATCATATTTGTCTCCATATTTAATTATGATATCTGCAAAAGAATTACTTCTATATATTTCATTATTGACTGTAGATGTAGATGAATTATTTTTAGATAAAATGATTTTAGTCGTTCCATATTTTTCAGAGTCTCCACCAAAAATTACCGTTAATAAATCTCCAAAGCTGCTTGCTAAAGATGTTAACGATTCTTTCATGCCTGTCATATTTGTAATAATAGTTGGTAATGCTTTAACATTTTCATCTTCAACCATTTCTTTTATAGATGAAGTTAATTCAACAATTGACTCTGTTGATTCTCCAATATAATCTGTAAGTTTTGAAACTTTGTCTTTTTCATCATCCTTAGACATAAACGTAATAGCAGGATTTGTTGCAATTGACATCATTGCTGAGGCAATAAGTGTAATTACTTTAACAATATTTGTTTTAGCTTTATTAAGATCTGCTTGTTTTAATGGTTCAGAATATTCCATTTGACCATTTTGATTTACTCCTTTTGGAAAACGCATCGTTGCATATCCATATATGCAACTATATAATATTGCTAATGTAACTGCCATTACTTGAACTCCATTCATCACTATTGCGATTACATTTGATGAATGCGTTTTCTTTCCTCCAAATATTCCGTTTGCAAAGTTAGTAAAGCCTGCAGTCCAGCTGTCGTCAATTTCCTTAAGCCAACTATTTTGAGCATCCGAAACAACTTTATTAAATGCATCACTGAGACATGTAATGATATCATAAATATGTTCTTTTGCAGTATCAAATTTGGTTTGATCCATTTGCGTCCAACCTGTCACAACACCGTTTTTATCCCATCCTGTAGGTATTCTTAATGCTGCATATAACATAACAGTTTCTGCGGCACCCTTAGCAACGGTGTTCATTCTGCTTAATGCCGCAATAATGACATTTAAGTTCTTATTTTCAAACAATTGCTTTGTTGGAGATTTTGTTGCTAAATCAGCAATTGTTGATGCAGTATTCTTTAATACATTTGAAACTTTGTCTTTTGCTGTTGTTAATGTATTATCATTAATGACTACTGGGTGATCTTCAGTTCCCATGTTTCCCTGAGCAAATGCTGCAATTCCTTTAGCTATTCCTTCAATGATCTGACCCATTTTTACTGATGCATTAAGCACTCGTTCAGCTGGTGACATCTCATCTTTAGACATTCCTAAACAATTTGTTTCAACATCCCATATGTTCTTGTCGGTTCCTTCTTGTTTCCCAGCTTCATATACTGCCATCATTGTTCCAGATACTAATGTAATAACACTCGTTATTTTGCTTGCAGCTGTTTTTAAGTCTCCGTCTGATAATCGTTGATATCCTGTCGCCTTACCATCCTTATCATATCCTGTAGCAAATTTCATATTAGCATATTCAGCAAGGCCTGATGCAATATTAGTAATACCTTGTCCCATTTTTTCAGAGGCAGACAGTATCTTAAATAATGGTGATTTTTCAAATTCATCATCAACGTTCCACATACGTTCATGTGATGGCAATTTTGCATCATTCTTAACAACTTGAATTAATGCATCTGCAACTGTTGTAATTACTGTTGTAATACAATTTGCAGCTTCTTTAAAATCATTAGAATTTAATTGTTTAAATTCTATTGGTTGACCTGTTTCAGGATTCCATTTAGTCGGGAACATCATTTCTGAAAAATGAGATATTCCTTCAGCAAGTGAAGATATTACTGTTCCAATTTTTTCAGATGCGTCAAGCACTTTATTAAACGTTTCATATTTGTCTTCATCATCAGCTAAAAAATATTCATCAATTATATTTTTTGCTGGAAGTTCTTTTCCATTTGGATCATAACCTAAAAGACCTAATGCCGCAGTGGTCACAACCAATCCTATGTTCTGACCTGCTGCCGTAAAATCGTCTTGACCCATTTGTTTATATCCCTTTGTTTTTCCTTCTTCATCAAACTCAGGCATCTTAAGGTCCGCATAATCTTTAATACCTAATGAAACATCAGATATAAGTTTGGCAACTTCCTTATTGACATTAATAACATTCATAAATGGAGAATCTGAAAACCAGCTATCAGTAAACCATTCATTATGATCATTATATACTTTCATTAATGCATTACCTATTGTCAATAATGTAAGGGTAATGTGTTCTCCTGCTGCTGTAAAATCATCCTTTCCCATGATCTTATATCCTGTTGGCTTACCGTCTTTATCATAACCAGTCGGCAGCTTAAGGTCTGCATAATCTTTAATACCATTCGCAACATCAGTGATAAGTTTAGCAACCTCCTTATTAGTATTCACCACTCTCATAAATGGAGAATCTGTAATCAAACCTTCCTCAAACCATTTTTTATGTTTTTCGTATGTTTTCATGATGCCATTGCCGATTGTTAAAAGAACCTTTTTAATATTATCTGCTGCTGTCTTAAAATCTTGCTTAGACATAACCTTATATCCTGTTGCTTTACCGTCTTTATCATATCCAGTCGGCAGCTTAAGATCCGCATAATCCTTAACGCCAGCTGCAACAGAAGAAATTAATGGACCAAGTTCTTTTGATGTTGCTATTACACGTGACATAGGATTACCGTCATTCAGTAACCATTCGCCAAAGGAGGTCTTCCCAGGAACAAAACCATACCATTCAGGATGTTTTTCATATGCTTTCATTATACCTTTTGATAACACCGTTATCAATTCTGCAACATTATTTGCAGCATTTTCAAAGTCAGCAGTTGTTAAACTACGATATCTTACAAGTTTTGTCCCTTCGTATATTCCAATTTTAAGATCGGCATAATCTTTAACTGCTTCAGCAATCTTTGAAATAAGAGGCCCTAATTCTTTTGATGTCTTTATTACTCTCGCAAGAGCACTGCCGCCATTAACAAATGTCTCCAAAAAGTTTCCAGCACCTACAGAATATCCATACCATTCCGGATGTGCTTCATATGCTTTCATTATACCTTCTGTTAATGTAGTGACAATTAAAGAAACATTTGATGATGCTGCCTCAAAATCCTGTGGGTCTAAATGACGATATCCCACAAGTTTTGTTCCTTCATATATTCCAATTTTAAGATCAGCATATTCTTGAACTGCTTCCGCCATTTCTGATACTAGTCTTGTTAAAGATCTTAATGAATTAGAAATAAGCATTAGTTCCCAGGCATTATCTGCTAATGGAGCAAGTGTTTCAACAATGCCGAGAACTCCCTTCAAACTTTCAATTAATACTTTAGCATCAAAAGATTTTATCGTTGATAATTCCTTTAATGCTTTAGCAATATTAAGTAATGAATCTGATACTATCCACATCGCACCAGCCATTGCAAGAATAACACCAATTGCGGCATATGCTGCAAGTGTGGTCATTCCATTACCCAATGCTCCAGCTACCCATATAATCATCCATGATAATGCAACCATTGTTCCATTAAGCAATGCAACTAATCCTGTAAATCCCCACATTCCGCCAGCCTTTTCAACAATGGCATACACTTCTCCAAGTTTCTTAAAGGCAAGAGAAACTATAAACAGCACACCACTAATAACCCCCATAGCAATCATTGCTGCTTTACCTTTTTGGGAATCCAAATTTGACTTAGTTGATAATAAATAAAGCATTCCTGCTAATGCTGCAATGGTACCAACAACACATCCGACAAGACCTGTGAAAGCTCCCATTCCACCAGCCTTTTCAATTATCTTATATACTTTCGCAAGTATTAAGAATGATATAGAAGTTGTAAATAATACTTCTTCCATCATTCTCATTATTTCCTTTGCTCTATCTAATCTATCTTTTGTTAACTGTTTACCTTTTTGTCCACCGCCTGTATTTATATGCCGTATTAATTCATACATACCATATACAAAACCTGTCAATATACCTAAATAAACAGGAATTGCCCACGCTAAATGCGGATTTTCTGCAATTGCCCATCCTGCACCAACCATACATAATGTAGATACTACAAGAAATTCACTAATAGCATGCATTGTCATTATTGCATTTACAACAGAAAATGGGTCAAATTTTACTGTAGGTTTAAATCCCTTAAATCCTACACCTGCACCGCTCTTACCAGTAACAAAATGAATTAACACAGCTATCTCAGCCATGAATATTCCAAACAACAACAGAAAGGCAGAAACACCTGCACGTAATCTTGGATATTTTGTTAATAAATATCCTGCACCTAATAATACTCCAGAAGCAATGACAATCAATACACTTAATGATTTTAATGCTTGTGCAAATTTGTCTCCATTTCTTCCTACCTTCTTTGCAAAACCACCAACTATTTTCAGTGTTCCAAAAAGAAATAAATCAAATGTTATAATAAATTGTCGTAATGCTTTCTTATCGACAAGCTTCATTACAGCAGCACCTAAGAACATAATAAATGATGCGGCCATGACTAATACTATAGCATCACGAACACCTTTCATTTCTTTTTGTAATACTAATGACGTTACTAATAATACTACTGAAATGCCAAATAAGAATACTCCTAAATAAAATACAAATTGTAATAATCGTATAACATCTAATGCCTTAACTGTTGCTGCACCAAAGAACATAATAAATGCAGCAAGCATTACTCCAAGCATCGCATCAGCTAAGTATTTCATTACTTTAGGTGACACAAATTTCCATAGGAATAATACAGCGCACATTCCTAATAAGAATAATCCTAAATAAGCAACAAACATTAAGACCATTTTAAATGGTATTGCAGCAACAAAATATGCTCCTAAGAATAATACTGCAGCAGAAGCAATTACCATTAATGTGAACTGTTTAATACCATCATTTACAACACTACTAACAGATGCCATTATCTTATATATTAAGGCCAGGCCTAACATAAATGTTAATAATGTAACTTCAAATAATACTAACGAACCAGTATCAATGAACTTTATAATAAATGATCCTAACAATAATATTGCTGCTGATGCTATAACAAGTTTAATAAATTGCCCAACACCTGTGAATACATCACCGTGTGGCTCTAAATATTTATTTGCTAATATAAATATTCCAACTAAGCCTAACAAGAATCCTAATAAAATTCCGGAGAACATTAGTATTCCTTCAAAGTCCATATACTTAGATAACAATCCTACTGCTATAAGCAATGTGCCTAAACCAATTGTCATAGCAATCAATTTTGCAGCAGGCTCCATCATCTCCATTGTTGACTTAATCTGTGCGGCATCTACCTTACCGTCTATGGCACTAATTTCAGCAACTGAACCACTTATACCACTAATCTGTTGTGAGACATTAGCAAAGTTTAATCGCATCTCCCCAAGTTTACTGAGGTTCTTAAATATCTCATTTAATGCGCCTCCATCCTTAGTCATATCAGCAAAGTCCTCTAGAGCATCTTGTGTTTCTGAAGATAATTTAAAACTACTTATAGCATTCATTACATCCGCAAAACCCTTACCGTCAATATTGATGGCAGATGATGCAGCTTTTGAAGTAGACGGTGTTCCTCCAGATACTGCTGCATCATTTTTTGTATTCTCAGCAATATCCTCTAATAATTTAAGAATACCTTTTTTAGATTTTCCAGTACCTTTCGATTTTATTATATTTTTTATTTGTGCATCAGATTGTTGGTCAGTAATTTGCTGCCCCGTAAGCAATGTGCCAAGTGCAACACCCATTACTGAAATATAATCTGATTCACCACTAGCTGTTTCATGTTTCTTAGTTCCAAAAGATATCTTGTTCCCCATATTATAATGAATGCTATATAAAAATTATATATAAAAATATTTTAATACTAAAAATTAAAGGTTGTGCTTGGAGAGCACAACCTTACAAAATGTATTTTTTTAAAAATTTTATTTATGTTTAGGGCCATTCACCAAGTGGCATCTTCAGCTTACTCTCAAATCCCTTATATACAGGATTGCTGTCAGATACCTCACCAGTAACAGCATCAACATAAATTTGAGCTTTTACATTACCGAAGATATATTGAGGATTAGCATCCTTTGGACCAAGCTCCTTACGAAGTACACATTGACGAGAGTGCGGCTTTGGCATATTTGTTGCCATCATCTTGTTATATGCCTCAACATATGTAAGCTTAATCTGTTTATCATTCATAGGTTCATCACCAACCCAGAATCCGCTCTTAACCTCAGTAACAGTAGAGTCCTTTACGTGAGTATACATTACCACTTGTACGTCAGCACTCTTTTCAGTGGCATTAACAAGATATTGGAAAATGTTAGATACTCCAGTAACAACTACCTCACTGGCATTCTCACTGTCAAAATAATCTTGAGCAACAATACATGTCTCATACCAACGATAATCTTTGTTGTAGTTGAGAGTCATTGCCTCACGATCCATAGAAATAAGATTTTCTACCACCAAAACAGTATCTACCTTTTGGTCAGTTTGGGCATTATTCTTGTTATTATCACAAGAAGTGAATCCCATAAACATTGCACAAATAAGTGCGAATAAAAATAACTTTTTCATGTTCTAAAATTTTAAAATTTGTAAATTTGTTTACTAATATTTTTTGTTCCATTCTCGAACTCAGTTACTACAATATTCAAACCGTCAAATGGCTTAGAACTTTGAATACCTTGAGTATTAATATATGTAACTTTCTTTATAGAATTGTCAACTACATCAATATTATCTGTAACTGTTCCTTCATTAACATTAACTACACCCATTGGAAGAAGTTGCGGAGTTCCATAGTAAGAACCTAATACACCATATACATCATATTCTTTAGAAAAATCAAAGTTTTCGTCAATCCATGCAATACCCAATGTTTTTGTATATGCTTTATGTGTACCATCTTCTGTCGTTATCCATAAATTATCGCCTACAATATTATCACGTGTTCCATTTGGATCTGTTGTAGATAAAATTCCTTTTTTAATTACACAATATTTAAATAAATCATTTCCAACTTCAGTAATATCTGTTTTAATTTCTGTTGCTACAATATTTCTTACAATTGGTTGACCATTGTTGCCTTCAAGAGGTTGTCCAAGTTCACTTGTTGGTGTAATTTGTTTATTTCCTGCATAGGTAGAAATTTTTCCTTTCCAATTAGCAGGAATTACATTAGTTGTTATATATGTATTTTGATAATCTGATCCGTATGCTCCATATATTAATGCTGCACCTGATTCATCTTGAACATATAAATATCTGCCTTGGGCATCAACACATGTTATAGTATCTGTGAATACAAATTCATCACCGACTGATAAATTATAAATATCAATAAGTTTACTTATAAATAAAGGAAATTTATATGTTGCTGTTGCTATATTACTATCATCCATTGTTTCTTTTATAGCTTTAGCATAAACAGTGCAATTTGTATTTACAACAAATGGATTATTATATTCTTGATATTCAGCATCATCAATTTTATATAAAATTGTAGCATCTTCTGTTTCACAAGTAATTGATACTGTTTGTGCAGTTTCATATGTTCCTGATTCTGGAGAAATTACAGGAGTCTTTACTTTCTCTATAACTGTTCCACCTACTTCCCATATAATTTCAATTTTATCAATATACATAGCGCCACTTGCAGAACGCATACCGATAAATTCATAATTATCTGAAATTTCTAATATTGTTGATGTTCCTTTAACAATAGAACCTAATTTTGTTCCTTGTCCAGAATTTCCGCCTGTTTGATATAATTCTATTGGTGAAGTATATGCAGCATCTTTACCATAAATATCAAGAGTTCTTCCATTATCAGTATTAGAATTCCATGTTACAATAATTTTTTTAATTGTTCCTCCTGATACAGTTGTAATAATTCCTGAATTACTATTTTTTGAACGTAATTGAATTGCGTCATTTCCTGCTGCACTTTGACCAGCATAAACAGCATCAGAATTAGACGTTTTTCCAGACCAATCAGTATAAGTTGTGCCTGTAACACCAGTCATACTTGCGGTTAAAATATCAGTAACTTCTGTGGCCCACATGGACATGCCCATAAAGAGCATCAATAAAAGAGATAAAATTTTCTTCATAAAGTTTTAAATTTAGTTATTAATTTTGATAATGATTAAAAATAAAGGGTGAGTTATTCACCCACCCTCCTATCCTTTAATTGTTGTTATTAATATTATATTACTTAATCACAACAACCGCAACACGAGCACCGAGTTCTGTGCCAACACCATGTGCATCCTCAACACGAACGCCGCGGTTTTCAAGATAGTTCTTTACAACTTGAGCACGGTCATTAGCAAGATTTGCATTGAAATTAGCATTGCCGTCAGGTGATGCAGAACCGATTACACGAACAATTGAGTTCTCACCAATCTCATTGAGAGTTGCCTTAGCATTGTCAGTGAGCTCAGTTGATGCGTTTGCAAAGAATACTACAAATTGGTCAGCGTCGTTTACAGTTTTAGTAACGATCTTCTCAACAGTCTCAACCTTTGTCACAACCTCAGGCTTACGAGCACGGAGATCATTAATCTCAGCATTCAACTTATCGACATCAGCCTGTGTGTAACGATATGGGCACTCAGTAAATTGATTACCAATCTTATAAGTTACACCTACTTGAACACCCCACCATGCATTGCGAGAGTCAAAACGAGGATGTTCGGTTGTTCCATAAGAGAATAAACCAGTCAAGTTGTAGTTCAACTCTGGCATAACATTAATTTGCCAACGCTCTGCAACATTGAAGTTAACCTCACCCTTGAACTTAACACCGAAGTCGTTCAAATAATAATCCTTGCTTGGGAAACCATGAATCCACATAGGACCAGTTGCCATAACAACCTCAATAGGACGTTGCTTATAACCGCCAAAAATATTTGACATATTGAACTTAACCAAACCTGTTACAGTGATATAATTAAATGCCTGTGATTTAATGGTCTCTTCATAATTCATGTATTGTGCGTAACCGTACTTACTTCCATTACGAAGACCAAAATCACCAGCAAATGCAACACCGAATTTAGGTGTGATCCATTTACCAACCTCAGCACCAATTACACCCTGAATGGTGTGACCGAAATTCTCGTATCCCATACAACCTGGGTGCATAAGAGCAGTAGCACCGCCATTCAAGCGGAAATATGTGTTATCAATAAATTTGCTACTCTCAAGTGTTTGAGCACTCATGCTCATTGCGAACATTGCCACAAGGGCAATCATCAAACTAAAAATTTTTTTCATAATCTTAAAAAATTAAATTTAAAATTTTAAAAATTAGTGACTTCCATCTCAGGAAATCGTTGTTAATAAATTGTGTATTAAAAAATAATTGTATAATTAAAATAATACTTAAACAGGATACTATTCAAAAATTTAACAAAAATTAATTTAGTTAATTTGATTTTTATAATGTATCCTGTTTAAGTGTTAATGTTTTACATCTGAACTACCGAACCCATTGTCACCACGAGCAGAATTTTTCGTAATATTATTATAATCATCCTCATTAATTTCAACAGGATCCACATGAATAACAGGTAATATTACCATTTGTGTGAGTTTGTCGCCACAATAAACAATATTCTTACTATCGCAATCTTTTGTATATGCAACATTCAAATGAACATATCCTGTGTAGTCCTCATCAACAACTTGTGCTCTAACATCAAATCCTGCTTGACCCTTTCCTGACTTATTTAAGAATATTCCTGTAGTATCAGGCTCAAGAGCAACTTTGATACCGCTGTTGATAAATAATGATGAGTTTAATGGCATTCTAATTCCAGGAATGTTGTTGTCATCAAAAACAATATATTTATGCATAAACATATAAATTGGTGCCTTTACATAAATATTATCATTTGTCATCTGTGATTCCCAAAGTGGCTTATCATAAAATGCCAAATATAGATGAAGAATATTTAATGAATGAGTATCAAATACAGGTGATACAACACACTCACGAATATCCTTAAGAATTTGTACTAACTCATCATCTGTCTTATTATAAGATTTCTTAAATGCCTCAAATGCTCGCGTTGCAACTTTTTCATCAGTACAATCAATCAATGGAACATAAAAATCCATTCCGGCTGATTGATGTGTGTTTGTTGGCTTAATGCCAAATCCATTATAAATCTTAAGTTCTTTCATCTTAAAGTTATTAAATTAGTTATTGTATATTAAAATATATAAGAATAATAAAAATGTTTAAATATTTTAAAATATTTTAAAATTATGTTTCCTCTCGATATGGAGATGCTGTCGGATCATCCTCAACATTATATGTAATATCCTTATATGTGTTAGGATAAATGTATTTAAGCATATAAGTATTAAGTTTACTCATTGCATTAAATCCTGGATTGTTTGAACTATGACCATCAAGTAGCGCTGTAAGATCTACCATTGCACGCCCATACATTGCCTTAAGCACTTTTCGGTCATTCTTAAATCTTTCAAACAGACTTGCAATACCTGAGATTGTTCCAAGGCGTGTCTTTAACACATCGTCACGAATAATACTTCCACCTGCAGCTCTGTAGTTTACCTCGCAGCTTGGCATAATGACAATTTTCTTAGCTAGGCTTACCCACACTGGAATAGTTCTAACATCCTCAAATATACGTTCAGTTGAATATTCAAATTGGTCACATAATGTTTTGCGATATATCTTAGTCCAAACATTAAACTTGATAGCATTATCTTTAAATAATAATATTTCTGCTGCAGATGGATTAGTTACAACCATACGTTGCTGAACACAAGAATTTGTCTGTTGACCATTTGGCTGATTGAATACCATTCCATATTCAACAATATCAGCGTCTTCTTTAATTAATTCTTCATATGCTCTTTTGACAAAATCAATTTTAATATAATAATCGTCAGCGTCAAGAAACATTAAAAAATCTCCTTTAGCATTATCAATGCCGAACTTACGAGCACCGCCACATCCAAGATTTTCTTCAGGCTCAATTATTCTAACATTAATGTTATTAGGATTATTATGTTTACTAAGAAAACTCTCAAGCATTTTTCTACTATTATCTGGAGACTTATCATCAACAATTACATATTCAATGTCAAATTCATCCGTATGTATCTGTTGCATAACAGAGTTCACAGCATTAAGAATAAATATTTCAGCATTATAAAATGTAGTAATTACTGAAACAAGATCTTTTTTCTTTGTAGATTGTTGTTCTTTTTTATGTTTATTTCGTGTTCCCATATCTTATCGCATTAATATCATTATTGTTTTATCTGAAATTCTTTTTAATACATAATATGCGTTCTTATCATCTTTATTACCTGGAACGGCAAGCCCTGCTTCATCTGTAATTTCTGAAAATTGAGGAACACAATATTCTCCTGGTTTACATTTGCCATTGTCTTGTACTATTGCTTTTCCTAACATAGTGACAGCAATCCATTCATTACGATTTGTTCGTTTATTATATTTGGCTTGCTTATTATATGACTTATTTTCAATGGGAATATATTGTTCATAAGGAAATGTACGAATATATGAAAATTCTTCAAGTTGGTCATATGTTTTATTACCTACAGCCAAACGTTCTTTCTGCATATAAATATCACCATAATCGTTTGATAAATATCGGAGATGCCACTCACTTGGGTTATCTGACACAACAGAATAATTAACTGATGATACACCAATTACATCTAAGTTACTGTCATATGCAAGATTTATTTTGTCTGTGTTTAATTTATTAAATTGAACAAATCGTCCAAACTTGTTTTCTACTCCTGGGAAGATATCCCATTCATACATTTCAGAAACACCAAATTTGTTTATATACTTTTCATTCATTACTTTTTAGTTTTTAAATAAAAATCCCATTCACTATTAAATTCTTCCAATTTCTTTTTCTTACATTCATCGTGAGTTAATACCATATCGAGATCCATAGTATCATGATAGGCACTCATCATCTGTTTGAATGTGAAATTGTCAAAAAACGGTGATACATTATAAAGTACCATGACTGGATCTAATAATGCATTTTCTCTTGCTACTTCTGTTGCGATGTGTTTGTTATGAACGATGTCCTGAGGATGCTGCTTGCTAATTCCAACCATAACGAAATTTTCTGTTTTACCAGTGTCCTTATTCTTTGCAGCAAACATCATACCAACAAATGTAACAATCTGCAAATTACCCCATTTTGTGTATGTTCTACCATCAACAACAATGTTCTTACATGTTGCATTGTCTTTATCAATTGAACTGTACACAAATGAATTGATTTCTGTTTTGTTCAAAAAATCTAAATTGTTGTTCATTATCTTAAAGTTTTTAAAGAGTTAAAAAAAAATAATTTAGTATATCTTATGACATACGCTTATTGAACTTGTATATTATATAAATATTAAATATTGTTAAAAAAATTTAAACATTTAAAGAAAAAAAATAAAGAAAAACATAAAAAAGAGAAAATAATTTAATATTTTCTCTTATCTATAGTTTGTAAATAGTTAATTAATCTTAACATTGTTAATCTTAACATTGTTAATCTCAACCGATGCCGATGCATGCAGCAAGACCGCCGCCAACAACAGCACCTACAAGACCAGCAATAATATTCCATTTACGATTGCTCCAGTCATTCTTACCGATTTCATAACCAAGGCAAGAAGCACATCCTGATGTGATACCGGCAAAACCAGCAGCCCACATAGAACCAGTCTCAAGACCAAGATCATCACGACCAATAAGGAATGTAAGAACACCTATTGCAAATGCAACAATTGCGTTAAGTAAGAAATTAAAAAATCCGCCTTTCATTTGTATAAAAATTTATTTATTTATAATTAATTTGTTTCCAACTCTGACCTATCCATATCAACGATATGATATTTCAATGATGGAGTTTCATTATTCAATTCATCTGCAACCTTTTGTGCGTCTTCTTTGGTATAATAATAGTTTATGAATATATCACTTCTATCATATACTACCCACACTTTATCGGCTTTCTGTTCATTTATATAATTAGAAAATGTTTTCATATGTTACGTACGTCAATATTTAATAAATTATTATTTTCTTCGTATGAATGAATACAACAATTCGGGATTATTTCTTTTATCTTTTTATCATCTTTAAGGACATCAACCTTCATATTAATTATTGTTGCATTATATCGTCCTGTGTCTGATTTTTGCGCATGAATATCAAATTTTATTGAACCTTCTGATTTAGTCACATGCCAATGAATGTTCTCAGATGTGCCAAAATCTAGTTCTTTATATTTAATATTATACTTATATGTTTTATCATTATATATAAATTCAACATGAATTATATCATTACTTGATGTAATAGACTGTTTGTCTAATGGCTCACGCATATCTGGGACGTCTCTTTGCAGATATGGATTAATTTGTGAAAGATGGTATTCTTGTATATATTGTGTAAAATTTTTCATATTTTAAAGATTTAATATGTTATCATCTTCATCTCTTGACTTGTCGTCTTCTACATCCTCGTCGTTCTTTTTATCATTATCCTTTTCTTCTTTGTTGTCGTCATCCTTGTTTTCGTCATCTTTGTTTTCGTCGTCTTTCTTATCATCATCCTTCTTATCGTCATCATCTGTCTTTTCATCACTTAAACTGTAAACACAAGGATCCTTTGTCTTTTCAGCACCAAGAAGCTCAAGAATGTTCTCAATAAGTTTCTTTACCTCATCAGGAAGTTTGAACATTGACTTTTCATCAAAATCACCTACCCACACACCGTCTTTATCATTTGCATAAATATTGATTAATGAACGTGTCATTTCTACGGTTTTCTTATGTGGACGACGTTTTGTATATTTCCAACGAAGCGCGATGCTCTCCTTACCATCCTTATCCTTAACACCTGCAAAATAATATTCACGAGGAAGATCCATGTGTTGAGCAATGATCTGCATGAACTGCTTTGCTGCCTTTACCTTATCCTTTTCTTCAATAAGTTTGATAAGTTCCTTCTTTGTGAGATCTTCAAGTTCCTCATCGTCATCATCACTCTCAAAGAGGTTAATCATCTCAGCTTCGTCAATGTTCATATTAAGCATTTCCTTCACTGGAGTTTCAGCCTGTGTAGATTCAAGATCTGTACCTGCTGCTTTTATGTCCTTTGGTGAGAAATATACCACAAAGAAATCACCCATCTTAATCACCTTAATCTTATCAAGACCTTGAGACATAATATATTGTTTCAATGGAATTGTGGTTCTATCAAGTGGAGTCTCAAGCATTGTTTTAACGTCCTTTTCAGATGTAAACTTGCTACTATTTAACTTAATTGAGAATCCGTCCTCAGCAAGTGATGCTGCAATGCTCATTCTGCATGCATATAAATTCTTGACATTTGTTAAAATATTTTGAACTGGAGTATAATGATTGGTTACACCAGTTGTTGAAAGTGCATTACCTGGATTTACATCAGATGTAATACAATTTTCATTAACATTCTTATTTATTTTATTTAATTCACTAAATCTTTTCATGATATATTAAATTAATGATATATTAAATTATACTATTACATAAATTTATATATAAAAATAAATTTTTATTTATACATGTTCTTAAATGCTTCATATGCTTCTTCTGATAACTTAATAATATGTTCATCATTTAATTCAGGAATAACTTGCTGCCAATATTTATATAATGCAAACACACGATGCGCACCCATAGGATTTATAGTTTTAATATATAATGGTAATGTATCTACTGCAAATGTTTCTGCAATTTCATAACTAGGAATATACATCAATATTGAATGAGATATTACATCACATATAAACATATCTTCATATTCAACATTATTCCATTCTTCTTTATATTTATTATAAATAGTGCCTTCTTTATCAGTAATTTTCATCATTGTTGATATTTTTCGTAATGACAATCCACCATTTCCAACAACAGGACGTGCGCATATTTTAAAGTTTGGCCATTTAGAACCTGCACTATAAATTGGTCCGCCTATGTAATCATAACCCATGTCACAGAACTTTTTGATTTCATTTCTAAATATCCAGCAATCTGTCTGATATATCATCATATATTCATAATCCTCAAACGTCTTATAAAAATCATAATCAAGACATAACTGAGAATATGATTTATTTGATTCAAAAAATTTATCATCAAATGATTTATTAATAGGCTTATTGTTTATAAACAGCTTTTTATATGATTCATAATCTATTCTATCACATCCAACTAAACATATATCATATTCATTAACTATATTATCAAGTTGCTTTAAACTTAAACATTCCAATTCATTTGGATTTGTTCTATAGACAGGAACTATTATTATGCATTCATTATTCATATTTTATCTATTTAAAACTAATATATCTATTTAATATTAATATATTAAAGTTTGTTAAAAAAATTAAAAGTTCGGCGAACCGAACTTTAATAATTAATGATTATTCTAATATATCTGTTTCATATAACAATTTTCCTCCTTGTGATTGGATTTTTTGTAAGTTCATATTACGCTCGAGCGTACGCTTGTAGATGATAAGTTCGTATGGCATAGCAGTAGTCAGGATATATTTGTTATATTAATATATAAAATATTTCATATTTATTTACCGAATGATCTCCAAAACCTAAATATCTGGTTCATAGTTGCTTTGCTAAAATGCCCTTCTGTATAAAATGCAGTAGAGAACAATCTTGGAGGTATCACCCATGCCTCTGAACGAAGAACAGGAATATACATCTTAAGTCCAAACGCAAGCTTATCAGATCTTGAACATATCTTCTGTATTGCCTTATATGATATGTGGGTATTTGGCTTCTTTGAGGGCTCATTAAAATTGTCTTCCCAAAATGGCATGAATGCTACATAACAAAGTTCCAATATTCTTGCTCGTGTATATGGAGGAAAATAATGAAGGTTGAATCCTACCTCACGAATGGTGTTGTCCTTTGTACGAGTAATACCGCAGAATAATGTCAACGGCGTCTTATCATAATACTCAAGTTCTTCTTTAAACTTAGGCTCATTATAATAGAACATACATAATTGCCCTGGGAGTAAATATTTTGTTGTTTTCTTAGTATTCTTAATAAGCTGTTGATATGCTAAGCGTGAACGAGTATTCACGGGACGATGAGCAATAGGATGATTTGTTAATGCCTCCCTAATATCAAAATTATCTATCTCATCTTGTGAATAAATATGAGATGTTAATAATTTTAAATTTTGTAATGTTCCTAATGTGCTTGGCATATATCAACTTTTATTATTTTTTTAAAAAATCTAATGTTTCATTATATATTTTATCTGTTATCTGATAAGTATACTTTTTATCAATTATATGTCTTTTAAGTTCTTGATATATATTATTATCTACTTTAAAATATTTACATATATCATCAACTGAATATGCTTTTGTATCTTTATTAAAATCCTTACTAAATGCGTCATAAAATCTATACTTATAATCACCTGACATACAGATTCGTATGTTTTCAATATTTCTAATTTTATAATATGATAAAAACATATTATTTTTAGAATTTAATGTATTCTCATTTATTTGCAAGGTTGCAGTACGTCTAAATGGTTTTGCATTTTTTACTTGAAACATTTCGTCATAATCCATGTCCACCCACATCTCTGTATAATTCAAATAATCATTACTAATTTCGTTATTCTTATATATATTAAATTTAAATTTACAAAAATTTGTTAATCCTGTTCTTTCATTTGAAAAATCTATTACATATAAATATTTTGAATCATATATAGTTTCTACAGGATTATAATTCTTATTGACTATCAATCTCTCATTAAGAGGCTTCTGTTCCCACTTCTGTAATATGGTGAATGTCTCCGGCACCCACTTACGTCCATCAATCTTCTCATCACTAAATCTTACCCATTCATATTTAGAATGCTCCTTTGACAACTTTACATCTGGAGTATTTTCCAATTTTATATAATATATATCAGACACATTACCATTTTCAAATTTATACGTAAAAATTGGTTTAAGCTTTAACTGTTGTGCCATATCTATCTCAATGCCTGTCTCTTCCATTGTCTCTCTTACAACAGTCTCAACCGTATTCTTATCCTTAGCATCAACAGTACCGCCAGGAATACACCAGCACGTTCTGAAGTTCTTCATGTAGTTTGCTCGTCTAAGAATAAGTATCTCTCCATTGCCATTCTCAATTATTATATCAGCAAAATGTGTATGCTTGCCTATATATTTCATTCTTGAACCTTCAAGAGCCTCTGCAATATATGTGTTCAGTGATTTCATTCGTAAAGTTCGTCAATAAGTTTATTTATATCGTTCTTATTATAGTGTAAATATTTCTTTAAATTGTCATCATAATATATCAATGAACATAATTCATCTGGAGCGCATGTATAATAATTATTTATATTAATTTCTTTTGGAACAGTATTTTCTTTGAGCAAATTGTTTAAGAATTCAATTGCATCATCACCAACTAATCCAATAACATGAAGGTCTATAGCGGAATTAGAGGTTGACCAGTAATAACATTTTTCTTTATCCTTCCATTTCATTTCCGGTTGTTTAGATGATGAATAGTTCATATATAATGTATCACCACTTATTTCGCTGTCATCATGAACATTAAGTATAACTGTTTTTTGATTTTCAGAATTGATACTAGTATCCCATAATAATATTTGTATCAACAAACATTTTTTATCATTAGGAATCCTATAGTTCTTGTTTATGATAAGTTTTTCATTGACATTCTCCTTTAACATGTCCTTTGCCTTATTAAGAACTGTCTTATTAGACAACTTATCGCCTGCCCTATTCATATAAAACGTTAGACGTTTCATTGCCTGACCACGATCCTTTGAGTTCTTTAATAGATAATCAACAATCTTCTTAGGGTCCTTTTCAGTGAACAACCCGTCCTTGGGATGCCACTTTGTCTTGACATCAGATAACTGTTCTTCTATGTATTTATTAAGCGTTTTCATTTTTTGTTTCTGTCTTTATATGTACGATAATATATTACTTCATATTTTTCATTGTCCCTTAATATTTTATTAAGATGCGACGGAAAACATTTTGATGACATATTCATCATATCGTATATTTCATCAACGGTATATAGTTCCTTGTTATCAACTACATTAAATAATTCATCAAATTTGAATTTATCTTTATTTATGAACAATATGATGAATGCTATGAAGTTATTGCCAGAGTCTGTCTTAAGCTCCCATATTATATCTGTAGTGTCACTGATGAATTTTTTGTTTTCCCATCGCGTTCCTGAGTTTACTTCCTGACCACTGATTGAATATACTCTATCATTAAGTCGTTGTACATCTGCGTTCTTTAGAGCCTCAACTATCAACACAGGATTTGCTGAAACAATATTACGTTTCATAAATTTCACAAGCATTAAGGTGTCATCATCAAATGGACTTGTTTTGTAATCCTTATTTATTATTAATCTTTCTTCTATGTATTCACTAAGTGCTTTCATATATTATTAAGTATTAAACTTTTGATTTCTTTTATACCACTCTGGTATTATTGACTTATCACAGAGTTTAAATGCATTATCACAATATAATGATCTGTTAAATCTATCATAGTCAACATCACTCCATACATTAATATTACCAATATTTTTAAGTTTTGTGCATCCAAAGAACATTTTCTCCATACTGTCAATATGTTCTAATTTCCATCCAGAAATATCACCTATTGACGTGAGTTCATAACAACGTCTAAACATAGAATCACAGTCACGAACATTCTCAACTTTCCAATTTGATATGTCAATACTTCTTAAACTTTCACATTCATTGAACATACTGTCAAATGATAAATTACCAACAGTATTGAATTGCCATTTTTCAATACCCTTGATTTCTTCAAGCAATACACATCCATAAAATAGTCCTGTCATCATCGTTACATTACCGACTTTCCATTTTGACAGATCTAACTTAGTAAGATTTTCACATTTATTAAACATATGTGATATTGTGTGAGCATTAGATACATTCAAATCTTCTATGCCAATTATCTTTTCTAAATTAGTGCACCCTTCAAATAACGCATAAAATGATTTGACTTTAGAAGTGTCCCATCCAGAGATATTCAATGTCTTCATGTTCTTCAACAGATCCATACAACTGTAGCCATTGTCAGTTTTCTTAAATTGATACATACTTGCATTAAATGTATCTGCTAAATTAATAAAATTACTTATGTCAACATCTGACATATCAAGAACTTGATTTTTTTGACTAACAGGGTCGCCGAGTTTGTCTACGATAACCTTCATAAGTTCTGGAAAACGTTCAGGCTTATAATTATATACTTGCTTATAGCTCTTGTTTACTACTAGTTTTTCATATATGTGTTCTGTTAATCTTTTCATATCATTTATATGCAAATATAATTAAAGTGTTTGAACTAGTTGAATCTGATTTATTCTCTGGTCCTACAATGCCTATCACATGTTCATCTGTCTCAAATACTTTAATTATTACTTTACATTTTGACATATTATTATTTGTATATATTGTTTCAGTATCATCACATAAGAATTCAACATCATTGTGCTTTTTATTCGACAGGTCTAACATGTCATAAAAAATGTTTACGTCCCTATTGAGGTTTACATAGTGTATAAATATGTTTCTATCATTTGGAATACGAGGTTTTATGGCATTATTAAGTTTTTTGCGAATTGAAGAATTGAATGATGATATGGATATGTCATCAGCATCCTTAATAGTGTACCACATAGAGTTGTGTGTTAGCCATTGAAAATCATTCTTGAATACATCATAAATTTCATTATTGACTGTAGCAGACTTATAATTCTTGTTTATTACAAGTTTTTCATCCACTTGTGATGGAAATACTATTAACTTTTCCCGTATGTAATCATTTAATGTTTTCATATTATCAGTATGTATTATCAGTATGTATTACTGAAAAACTTTTCAGTTATTGAAAAAACTTTTCAGTTACTGAAAAAACTTCTCAGTGATAATAATAAATTTACAATTATGTGCGTCTGCAAATGCCTTAGCCGCAGTCCACTTATCTACATTTGATATCCATGCTTCTTTCAGCCATCTATTGTCAAGCGCAGATGGCTTCACAGTCTGATTATATGGCTTAATCTCTACAATTGTTCTCTCACCCTTATAGTTCTCTATCACATAATCAGGATAATAGTTCTGCTCCTTTTGAAGTAGTCTGTTATAATATCTTATAGCAATTGGCTCAGACGCCCACTTAGTAATCTTAGGATTTGCCTCACAATAGTTTATGAAATCAAGCTCAAGCCCACTTCTATATATCACAGGTTGGTCTTTACACTCACTGAAGTACTTCTTGAGTGTAGAACGGTCCACATATCCCTGATGATATCGTGAATTCTTACGGGGCTTAAGATGTTTGATAAACGAATCCTTCATATATAGTTTATGATTTCAACTTATAATGTTAATTTTAATTATTTAATTATAGACCTTTATAGACCTTTAGCAATATTTGACAACATAAATGCAACATATGCAGTATCATGAAGAAGCTCACCACCTTCATCCCAACGGCCGTCTTCATCTTCACCTTGTTCTGTTTCATGTTCAATGCCTTCATATCCATACTTGTTTGCTAATACAGAACATACACCTTTAATGAAATCCGTGCATTCATTGTCACCAATCAGTGTGTCAAAATTATAGAATGTGTTCTGATTTTTTGTTTCACACCACTTTTGTAGAGTTGGTAATATCTTCTTAAACTTGTCTATGTTTTTCTTAACGACCTCAGTAAGATCTTTCAAAAACTGGTCAACATCCTTATGTGCATTTTTAAGAACTTTTTTTTCAACTTCCTTTGCAACATCAGTCATCTCAGCAGTCTTACCGTTACTCTTTAATGTTGAAGTTTCTTCTTTCTTAATAATTTTATTTTTTAAGTTTTTGATTAAATTAGCAAGACCTTCATCAAGTCTTTTTTCTAAAATATAATCATTTAATTTTTTCATAATTTATAAGTTATATTTTTATAAATTTAACTAATCAACTAAACATTTTCTTACTTACATATTGACCATACATATAGATCATTTAAGAACTTTTACACTAAATTTATCGTAGTTTTTTGCGAAATATTCTCCGATTATCTTAAGCGCTCCACGATTATATGATGATGCAGCATTTGAGTCCATTCTTACCATTGTTGCTCCAAGAAGCATTACAGCTACACCAAGTGATGTTGTCTTAGTGATTTTAATATTCTTGTCATCGTTTACATCCTTGGCAGCTGTTTGAAGTATATTGTTTACGGCCTTCATAAGCTTATCACTTGAAATATTAGTAATTCCAGTAACTTCTATTATCGATTTCAACATGTCAGCATTGTCTTTTACTGCGTCTGCTGTCTTTTCCTCAATTTCTGTGTTAACATCTTCTGGCTTTGATTCTTCTGAGTCTTGAGAAGCGCCATTTGCAAATTCTTGTTCGTTGAATTTGATTTCATTACCTGTTGCTTCAAGATATTTGTCCATCTTTGCTTTCTTTATACCATCTTGAATTGTCTTTTTAACATCCTCGGAAACTGCGTTATATTTCTCAACATATCTATTGATACGTTTTTTTACGCCTTCAATAATGTTTTTCTTAACGTCGTCGGCAGCTTTCTTATATATAGTTAATCTTTCCTTTATGTTAAGAATCAAATCTTCAATGCCGTTGATTGCCATTTCATTCTTTACTTCAGTTGAAGCATTATCAACAGTATCTTTTGATTCATTATCAATTTTTTCTTCAACATCTGTTTTCTTGTTGAATAATTCTGTAAGTTCTTTTGCTACTTTTTGTATTTCATCTTCAGACTTAGCGGCTTTTAGCTTATCAGCAAGCATCTTTTTCTTATCATCAAACTCCTTATTTAATTTATCTTGTTGCTCTTGCCGTTTCTTTGCTTCTGCATTATCCTTAACCCAGCTGTCGTATGCTTCTTTATATTTCTTACGTCCTGAACTTGAGAATATAGACTTCATAAAATCCCAGAAGCCTTCATTTATCATATCTTGAGCAGCCTTATCAATATTGTCTTCATTAAATGATTCAAGACATTCATCCATTGACATATTTTCATCAACTAATAATATATCATTAAGAGCACTGAAATAATTATTAGAACTCTCTAATACATAATTTTTTAATGTTTTCATATAAATTAATTAATATATATCATTTTTATATATTAAAAATATTTTTTGTATGAATAACTTTATGAAGAATTATTACATATAAATTCACTTGAATATACTGTAAAAAACAAATGCTCAACATATACATGTTGAGCATAAGAAGTCGTCATAAAGTTATCTATCACCCTTTAAAGACCCTTCCCTCATTAAGTAAGATATTTCCATCCCAGTAATCAGTAACAAAATCATCAATGCTCTCATACTGCTTACGAATAGAATCTGGGACATCATGAATGATGACCTTGTTAAGCTTTCGTATGTCCTCTATAACATCTGTTGCAGATGTAGATATCAGAAATCCTTCAGGATTGCCTGCAAGGTCTGATGAAACATACCTACACTTTGGAATATTATTCAAGTATTCCTTAATTATCTCATTATCGGTTTCTATGATATAGTAGTTGCTCATGATTATTAATAATTATTATATTCAAATATATTCAAATATATCGTTTATGTTAAGTTCTTTAGACATATGTCAAGAACTATGTCCTCATCATAATCAATACCTGTCATATCAAGATATGTCAAGATCTTGGAATGTAGTTCATAAGGGTCATTTAGTCCTTTTGCATGTAATGTCTTAAGTGCTGAATATACATCCATTCCATGTTTGAGTTTTGCAGATAGAGCATATATGACAATTATTCCAGAATTGGCATGATCATCGTGCATATCCATTCCAAAATTTGTGCATCCATTATCTGTCATTTCCTTCACAAACTCATCAAAGTGTTTTGGGAAGTCCGGTGTTATCTCTTCTGAAGAAATGTCTAATTTCTTATCAATGTTTTCTAGATCTAAATCTTTCATAATTCATTTCATAAATTTAGTTATATTAATGACTAGGCGTTAATCAGTTTCATTGTGTCTATTACATTCTGCGCTTGTTTCTCACGTAGCGCTTGCATCTTTTCTATATTCTTCATATATTCTTTCTGAAGTCGTTCTGATTCTTTGAAGCGCTTCTTAGAGATCTTTCTTTCTCTCTTACGAATCTTCTCAAGATCTTTCTTGTTGACTATACGTTCTTCATCATTGGAAATACGAACAAGATAATAGTCTGAGAATGCATTAGGATCCTTGTTGTCTGAAGAAGACTTTGTATGAATCTGATATTCTTTATTTGTTAAGTGCTTTATGAACATAGAGTTAAAATGTTATATTGTATTTTTTAATAATTTTTGTTCTTTTTCTTCTACCTTTTTAAGTTCCTCTAAATTGCCTTCTTCAGCTAGACGAGCCTTTGTTGCGCTCATCACTGTTTGAATATTTTTTCTATATAATTCGTGGGCTTGTTTTAATGTGTTTAACTGATGTACTGAAAGATTTAAATTATTATTTTTCTCATATATAATTTTAGCATATATACTATTATCTAAATCTATTGGTTCATTTGAACTTGTTGACTGTTCAATCTCTAAAAAGTTTAGACCATTCTTCTTGTATGCCTTAAAATTTAATGGTTCTTTAGGATTAAGATTGTTTGATTCACAAAATGAGCATATAGAATCAAAAAATACATGGTTTGATTCTTTAATTTTTACATCAATGTTTTTCTTTTCAATAAGCCAATCATATAACTTCATGACTGAGTCCTGCATATTTTCTGTTGATATATATGAAGCTTCTCCAGAATTTTGTTTATCGTTTTCTCTTTTGAATAAAATAATAAAATCTTTAGTCATAACCTTAAAATATCTATTTATATACTATATTTATAATATATAAAAACTCCCGAGAACTATTCAATTCTCGGGAAATTTAATATTTAAATATTAAATTTATATTTTATGCACTTGCTGTTTGAACAGTCCATCTGGTTGGTATTCCACTTGTACCTGTTACATTCCATGTTGCAGCGCTGTTCTTAACGAATGTACCTGTTGCTGCTACACCGCTTACCCAGTATTTTGTATATGTTGTTGAAGGTGTTGTTGTGAACATCGCCTTGATATAATTGAGATTTGAACAATCTTTAAACATTTGATAATAACAATTACTTACTAATGTGGTTGCTGGTAGAACAGGTGCTGTGGTTAATGATGTACAACCATAGAACATTTGATAATAACATCTAGTTACTAATGTGGTAGCTGGCAGTTCTGGTGCTGTAGTTAATGCTGTGCAACCATAGAACATACCCTCATAACAACTTTCTTTCAATGTAGTAGCAGGTAACTCTGGTGCTGTGGTTAATGAAGTACAACCATAAAACATACTTGCATAACAACTTTCTTTCAATGTAGTAGCAGAAAGTACGGGTGCAGTTGTCAATGCAGTGCAACCTTGGAACATACCCTCATAACAACTTTTTGCCAATGTTGTAGCAGGTAGTTCAGGTGCTGTTGTCAATGATGAACAACCATAGAACATTTCTCTATAACACTGGTATGCCAATGTAGTAGCAGGTAACTCAGGTGCTATTGTTAATGATGTGCAGCCATAGAACATACTATAATAACAACTACTTGACAATGTTGTAGCAAGTAGTTCTGGTGCTATTGTTAATGACGTGCAACCACGGAACATACCCTCATAACAATTACTTACTAATGTAGTAGCAGGTAATACAGGTGCTGTTGTCAATAAAGTACAATTACTGAACATATTTTTATAGCAATAACTTGTCAATGTAGTAGCAAGTAGTTCTGGTGCTATTGTTAATGATGTACAACCACCGAAAATACCCTCATAACAACTATTTGCCAAAGTTGTTGCTGGTAACATAGGCGCTGTCGTTAATGAAGTACAACCGTAGAACATATATGCATAACAACCACTTGTCAATGTAGTAGCAGGTAATATAATATTTTGTGCTGATATTAGTTTTTTATTATCTCCGAACAAGTAATTAAAATTATATATTGAAATTGAACTAGATGGAAATGATACTTGATTTGCAAACTCATCACCATATAATAAACTCATTATATTACCTCTTACATTGAAATTACTCGTCGAAGAAAATCGCGAGCATGTATTAGAAATAATTGAAGTTGACAACGCTTTACCTATACCTTTCCATAATACCTTATCGCCAGCGTTAATTGTCGGTGTTGTGATTGTTTGTGCTGTATTGTCAACAGTTGTTGTTGTCCATGTTTCTCCGTTATCAGTGCTATACGACACCGAAGTCATATAAGCCGAATTAATGTTGGCTGGTATACTTAAAGTAAATGTACCACTTTCCAATGCCTTAAATGTGAGATATTCTCTTGTGTATTTTTCTCGAAGTGTCATGTAATGCACTGTACTAGCATCTTTCGTATAAGACACTGTAGGGTATTTGAATTCCCCTTTAGTGGTTTCATATTGAGACTCAGTCTCAAATAGTCTTAGATATTTCATATGTTGTATAAAATAATGATTTTAATATATAAAAATATTTTTTATAAATACATAAAGACTAAGAAATACTTCTCAGTCTTAAATAGGTTTTATAAATTTTATTAATAAAGAAATTTAAAATAAAGAAATTTAAAACATATCGTTTTCTCAATCACTCTTCAAACAGACTTAACTGTTTTGACTTAGGATTCTTTGATTTCTTTGGTTTCTCTTTGATAGGTTTCCAATGCTCGAAGTCCCACTTGAAGAAGTCTGAGCAATTTATTCATTAAATAAATTTAACTGCTTTGCCTCATACATTGGCTTCCAATTTTCATAGTCCCATTTGAATGTATCAGTACAAATTATATTCTTATCAATAATGTTCACGATCTTCTTGTCCTTTAAGTCCCAATCTTTATCTGCTGAGAATCTTAATAATGTCATTAATATATTTCGTTTACATTCTCTTACATTATCTGCCATAAGTTCAGTTCCATACATAGTTGAAATTGCTTTATATACATCATTTGCATTCTTACAATTCTCAAGTCGTTTCTCAAGTACCCAAAGATATATATTTCCTGTACCTATACATGGGTCACAAAATGTTTTCTTGAAATTTGTATATAATGATTCATCAACACCGTCAAACATTACTTCAAGCACCTCAGGTGGAGTGAAGTCCTCTTGTGTCTTTTTATGTCGATCCTTACGAATCTGCGTTATATCATCCTTTAGCATTGTTCAAATCCTTCATAAATTTCTGTACTTCTTCATCAGTAACCTCACTTGGTCCACACATATATCGTTTGAACCATGAAGCATGATGTTCAAATTTTTTAACAGTCATTTCAATCAACTTAATTTCATCATCAGTAAAATTGAACTTTTTATAAATCTCTTGGTCAGTATATTTCTTATCAACAAGCCATGGCATAAATGATAACGAATTATTGTTTTGGTCAACACTTAAACACATGTTTATAAATAGTGGCAGAGAATTATTTGAAATGAAATATTTATAATTTTCAATTTCTGTTTTTGTACCATAAACACAATTTGCAGGTTTATCTGTTAATTTTATTTCTTTGGATGTTGAACCGCCTCTTGCTGCTTTTTTGGGAATAATATTAGTTATATCATTTCTATTTATATTCATTGAAGGTGAAATAAATGATTTAAAAAAATCCCCTAATTTATGTTTAAAATATGCTGTGTCTCCATAAAAATATGAAGTTCTAACAAAATATACTCCACATATAGCATAAATAACATCATTGAACGATAAATAATAAATTGAAGTGTCTGAACTTTGTTTATTTGTTGTGTGATTTTTTATTGGTTCAACTTTTTTAATTTTATTAAATATTGATTTTATTAAATCATATTTTCCTATATGATTACAATCGTATATTGATGATACAATATTATGTATTCCACAACATGTATAATTAATAGTATTATATATATTTCCTTTATCAATATGAGTTATACTAAACGGAACAGTATTTGTTGTATTAAATTCTCCATTATAATTTTCGATTACAATCTTTTTTACATGTTCTTTTATATCATTTTTTATTTGAGGTGTTAAATTTCCTCGTTTACCGGTATTGTATTCACTATTTTCATTTAAATTAATTAACCACATTGCTGGTTCAATGATAATCATCTGTCCTTTGTTACTTAGCATTTCATAACCTTTCTTAAAAAAATCAAGATGAAGGGAACCTTTATATGGAGGATTTTGTACTACGAAATCAAATTTTGGCATATTCTTTAATTTATTATAAAAGTCATCGGCATCATTTTCTTTGATGTTAATGCATGTTATATTTTTATAATTTGTAAAATAATCAGTTACTAATTCAGAGTCAGCAATAATGATTTTTGCATTAGGAGAACATTTTTCAATAAGTATATCATACATTTGAACAGCCCCAAGCATTGTAAGAAGAACGTTTCCGTTAAGTTCAATATCCTTATCAATAAGATAATTTACAAGTTTTTCAGCATTTGTTTTTCTCATTCCAATTTTGCGAAACGTTGTTGAAAAATCATTTTTCTTTGCCATAGTTATATATTTTTATTACAATTATAATATATAAATATTGTGAAAAAAATTCAATTTTTCTTAAAGATTATTGCCAAATAAATATATCGTCAAATTTGTCATTCATCTCATTAACTTGAAGCAAAATATCCTTTATGGTATCAAACCATAATTGTTTGAAAATGGCTTTATTCTTATAGGTATCAATTCTATCACATATTGTTTGTAACACATTTTCCTTAACACGCTCAAAATTAAACAAGTACCCGTAGTTAAGAACCAAATGAATATATTTCAGTTTCAATTTTATTTCATCAAGTTCATCTTCACCATCACTATTTTTTTGTACTTTATTCATTTCTTTACTGAGGTTTCTTGTTAATGTTTTAGCACTATCACCTTTCGTATTGGTATTTTCAACTGCTGATATTGCATTAATATCAAAATCACCACTAAGAGGAATTCTTATATTTTTTATATTGTTAATGATCAGGTTTAATAATCGTACTCGGGAGAACGATATATTAGATCCAAGCATTGTTACAATATCTTCTTTTGATAATTTTCTAAACGGATCCTGTGAATTGGTATCTTTATAATCAAAGAAGGATATTTTATCAGATGCTTCAATTTTTTCAGCAAATTCATCAATATCATCCTTTGAGAAATTTTCTTTGTTCTCAAGTATTCCACAAATATGTCGTTCCATCAAACTTGGAGTATCGTATGAAAGACGAAAGTCAAATATTGAACACATATCATGCCAGGTATCAGCATCTTTATCATACCATGGTGTCCATGCTCGAGCAATTCGTTGCGTATTAGTGTCAAATGAACCACCATCAAATAAAAGAATTACATTTTTAACATATTTATTTGACCATGAACGAATTCCCATCAATGATGTAAGAAATATACATTTTTTATTATTATGTCTTGCCCTTTTTGAATATTCAACCATTCGTTCTTCACAGGTAGCGTTTGTTGTTTCATCACCATTCATTACATATACGCTGTGTGTACTTGATACAATATTATTTAAAATTCTTTCAACAGCTCTATGAATTCTTTTTTCATTTGGAAGACAAATAATCGTATCAGCATCAGGAATCAGTTTTGATTGAACATTTTCCTTAAGTTTCTTTAAAGCCTTGCGATTGTCCGAATTCTGATTAGCAAAATAACCAGCATCAATATCAGTAAATAATAATGTAAACAAATCATTAAGATACCAGGGTTCTTTTAATGTTTCGTTGTCATCACTAAATATAGCTAACCAATTTTCAAATTTGTTAGGAGAAATACCTGTAGCAACTAATTGACTATTATCAAGTGAATACCAATTGATACCGACAGGATGTTTTCTTAATTCCGTTGTTTGAGAATTCATCCATTTAACGAGTGCAGGTGAAAGATTGCTCATAGTAAATAATGTTTTGTTAATTACAAATATAATATATAAACATTACATAAAAAATTCAATTTTTTCAAAATTTTTGTCCTAAAATATCAAAAATATAATCTTTTGTAAATATTGCACAATCATTCTTTTCATTTTCTGGAATAAATTTTTCTAACTTTGAAAATCCCGTTCCTGTGGTAATATATATATTATCAATACTTTCACGTTTAATAAGATTTTTTGTTTTCATTAACTGTGAATAATCATCTTCATTTTTATTATCACAGTGTGCTCCAAAATCAGCTTCCTCAATAAACAGAACTTTTCTATATTGTTTAAGTTTCTTAATTAGTTTAATTCGTTCTTGATAACATTCACTTGTTCCTGTGAGTGCTAAATATAATATTACATGATGTTCCTCACTCTCATTAAGCCATTTATTTATTTCCTTTACTTTATTTTTTATGTTTTTAGCATTGACTTCACTTAAATCAATAAATTTAATGTCTTTATAATTTTCAAGTGTTTCAACGTCCTTGATATAAGAATTACGGACTGTTCCTACATAAGAAGCAATAATACTAACCCTTTGTCCTTCATAATTATGAATTTGAGCAAATGACAAATTTGTTCTTGTTTTACCCCATCGTGGGCAAAGATTTAAAATATTATATTTTTTTCTAATTGGATAAGTATTAATTACAAAATCAAATATGTCTTTATATAAAGATTGTTTTTCTTTAACACATTTGGCATTATAAATTTTTTCAAGATCGTTGATGAATTCCTTAACTGATTCAACACCATTCAACATTTTATAATTTTCATCAGAATGATTCATTGGATACCAAACATATGTTGAATCTTTGCCTGCAGCAATATTCTGTAATTTTTTATGTCCATATTCATCACCCAAATCAGAATCACCAACCCAAATGCATCGGTTATATTCTTTGATTACACTTTGACCATTATAGTATCTTTCATAAATACTTGTTTTAGCCTTACCGAATTTAAGAATAATTATGTTTCCATTATCTAAAATTTCAACATAAACATAAAGATTGTGATGTTCTTTAACCTGTTCTGCAGAAAGATAAGGAATTACTAATTTATCATCAATATAAATTCCACGAGGAAAAGATGAATCAAATTCTGCATGTTCTGTAAATTTTGTCATAATTTTATAATTTTTTAATTACGAATATAAAATATAAATGTTCATAAGAAAATTCAATAAAAAATTTATATTTAATATTCTTTAACAATTGTTTTAGCATACTGGTATGCTAATAACACTTTCAAAATATTCACAAAAAAGACCCACATTTCTGCAGGTCTTGATAAGGTTTTATAAAATTGATTAATTAAAACACTAAACCAATCTTGCCCATTACATATCCTACGCTTCCATGATTGATGTCTTCAACAAATTCTGCACCCACTGTAAAGTGACGAATACGAACACCTGCTCCAATATTAAATTGAAATGCTTTAGTATTATGTTCTCCAAATGCTGCACCGAGACGAAGTTGACCAAACGGAGAAACTTTCTTGTTCATATCGTCAAGTCTGATTTGAGCATACACTGGAATTTCAAACGATCTCTGTCCTCCGGTACCCCATGAATCAACCGTACCAACAGGAGCAATTCCTAAACCAACATTTACACAATCTGTAAACTGATGGCCCACAGTGACGGATCCTCCAACAAGAACTGCATGATAATCTCCAGTTCCATGTACAAATGTACCCATTCCTGCATCAACAAATACACGCCATTTGCCTGACATATAATCTTGACCAAACACTGACACTGACATTATCAAACTCACGAGAAGAAATAAATACTTTTTCATAATCTTAATGTTTTTTAAAAATTAATAATTTAAATTTGTATATATAATATAAAAACATTCCCCAGAAAATTTAATTTCTGAGGAACAATTTAATATATTTTAACAACGTTACATAACAATGTTACATAACAACGTTATGTTAACACTTTATTTCTTCAATATGTTTTTTATCAATTGTTCATACTTCTTGTATGTTTCATCATAATACTTCTTAAGATTTTTATATATTATTGAAATTCGTTCATCCTCGTTTGCTGTAATCTTATCATCTTTCCCTAAGAATACACCAAGACCAGTTATCAAATGTTTATAATCATCAGGCTTTTTCTCATACCCATTAATAAATTTCTTAAATGATTCCTCAGAATTCATAATATAGAAGTTATACTCAATAAATCTTAGTCCCATTGGATCATATTCTCTACAAGTATTTTCATCACCAATCTTAGCACCATTATTCAATGGATCAGCATTAGTTTCTCTTGCCGTTTTCATCATTTTAGTATATACCGCAAATATGTCATCAATGTTATCTGATTTTGCTTCCTTTGATATTTTAATGAAACTGTTTTGTATCATTTCTCTTACCTCTTTTCTCTTTGCTTTATGAGCTAAAGAAGTATACATTGCATTCTGCTCAGTCGGTGATATGTAATATAGGAAGTTGTCATATTTGCCGATGTCATCTTCTGTATATGTCTGATTTATCCCTGTAGCATTCTGTCCAGATATCTCATCCCACATATGCCGCAATTCATGAGAAACCACATCAGCAGATTTCATTAATCCTTTATATGCATCTTTATCATTAGTATTTATGATAATATAATAATCTGAATCACTATCCTTGGAATCTACCACATTAAATTCATTATGAACTTCATTATTATTTAATACAATAAACCATAATTTCTTTTTGCAACCGTCAAAATATGTTAAATTATTGTAACACTTAATGTTTAATATTTTGTCCTTGTCTGTTAATGACTTGTGTTTCTGTAACTCCTCAGGCATCTTGTCGTATAATGATACGTCTGGATTCTTAGCATTCTTGAAAGAATCAATTATCTTTTCAGCAAATTCAATGCATTTTGATGATTGTGACTTTTTCTCTAATATATATTCTGTAAATGTCTTCATAACTTTTTTCTTACATTCCTACTAATATGTACGTGTCATCAATATCCGCACGGTCATTAACAATCATTACTATCATATCATCAGAATCTTCAACTATCGTGAAATTTCTCTTATATCCATTAGCTGTCCAGTCGTCCCAACTATAGAAAACGATATTAAGTTCATCACTATTATGATTTATAATATGATCACATTTGTTGAATGCCTCAGTATATAATCGTCTATCACATATTTTGGTGTCATAAAGAACACACATGTCCATCCTCTTAAAGTATTTATTGACAACTCCGATATTTGATATATCACGAGGCATATCAATATCGAGGTCCTTCTTTGGATCTATAACATGATATTTACCATCCCTACGAAGTTCTTCTATTGCAGATATGATTTCATCAAATGGTCTTTCACTTGAGGATGGGTTGTAGTTCTTATTTACGATTAGTTTTTCTGATATATACTGTTGTAATGATTTCATATATAATTAATATCATAACTATATATAAAAATAATTTTGTGTTTCAGCACAAATATTTTCAATTAAACCATCTTTAATATTCCAAAATATGTTTAAATCTTCATCAAATTCCTGCGGCAATCCTTTATTTAGTATATATTCTTTTAATGTTTTCATAATCTTATATATGTTTATTTATTCACCGCATTTATTTCTGCAGGACTGTTCACAACAAGTGTCTGCCGACCTATGAAGTTGCTTAAGTTGAATGACCCACAATAGCTCATCGCAGATCTTAAATAGTCACACATGTTCTCTACCCACTTATGTAGCTTATACTCTACAGGCAACATCTTAGTGATTCCCTCAGCTGTCTTTGTCTTCTTATGACTGATTGCTATCTGTCCATCTGCACTTGCCATGCCATAGAACTTAGTATATAGTTGAGCACCCTTTTCATACAGTTCATATGCCTCTTGTGCTGAACACATCTGTTTCTCTCCCTTGTAGTTAGTGAACTGCTTTGCTCCACATGACTCAAGACATTTTGCAAACAGACTTCCTATCATTACATAATCTGCACCAAGTGCAAGCGCCTTTATGACATCTGAATAATTACGAATTCCACCATCTGCAACAATCTTTGTGCATTCTGGGAGCTGTAGTCTTCTCTTCACCTTGTTACATTCATCAATGAGACTTGCCATTGGGTAATGTGTTGCGGTATTACTTGATGTGATACAACCAGCACCAGACCCAATTCCAACCCTTATATAATCAATAAGAGGCTTATCGTTGATTCTCATCATGCATATCTCATGATAGGTATCTGGATTTGCTATGTTACCTGTCATTATCACGAGCTCATACCCGTTCTCTTCTGCAATACCCTTTGCTATCTCACATAGGTCATATAGGTATTGCATATGACCATTCGCAATATCTATACACACATTGAAATGTTGTCCTTTCGCAATAAGATTTTTCCTATCACAGAAGAAGTCTTTGAATTCATTAAGTGACATTGCTATGAATCTGAAGTTGTTGTCGTTAAACAGTCTTCCATTGTTCCCAAACAGCTTTACTCGTGTTTTAAAATCAACACTACGAGGAATGACTGTATATAAGTCGTTTGTCTCATACACCTCATAATTCTTATCATTAATTACTGCTGACATAGGTGCCACAAAGATGGGCAGTCTGCCATTATTGTCAACACACTTTATCTCGCTTCTTGAACGTACTGCACTCATCACTGCAGGAACAATGGTGAGATCATTATATGCGTATTTTGTTGTTGTATCTATCATTATATTTCACTATGTTTAATATGTTTAAATATTTGTGTTAACTGTAAAAATATTTTTATTTATATCACCATATAAAATCTTAATTTATATCACCATATAAAATCTTAATTTATATATTAATATATAAACTTATAGTATACATATTCAATGAAATCATTAATCCAACATATTGCAGAAAAACTCATAGTCAATAAGAACTATAAGATCGATGATTCTATGACAGGTTTAATAAATATGCTGTTTGACAATATAGATGATAATGATACCACTTGGAACCCTTTAAAGGATGACATATTTTTACATCGGGTTATTCAAACAATGATATATGATAACTTATCGCGGTTTTTAGCTCGTCAGCAACGAAACATGTATGTGGATGCATGTGACGCATTTAAAGTGCTTCCCGAACATATCTACAGAACTAAATATGTAAGGGCCATTCTTAAACAACATATAACAGAAAATTATGCTGATGAATGTAACAAGCTTTTTGAGATAACTGATAAAGATTTTATTAATAAGGAGGTTAAACTTATCAATGACTATGTTATGAGGTTATCAATGAATGAACAATATACTATGTTGTTTCTATATAATAAAAGTAATAATGCAATAATGGCAATATTCATAATGGAATTTAAAGATTGATATAATAACTAATATATGAAGAACTTAAAGCAGTACATAGAAGAGAAATTATTTCATCAACAAGTGGATGAAAAGTTAATAGTGAATAAGGACTATAAAATAACTTCTGATAATGATGTATTAAGAATCTTTAAAGATGAAATTGAAATATCTGATGCAGAACAAAAGTATTATATGGATAATTATAGAAATACTTGGAAAAGTGTTATACCAAGCGCATTATGGGTAAAGGTTAGAAATGATTTTGTGTCTCATCCATATTCATATCAATTAAACAATAATGATGCTGAAACATTGTTTAAATACCTTGTTGAATTTGATACTATATATGAATTCAGATTCAATACAAAAAGTCATTCATCAGATGCTGATAAATTGATAGATCTATATGCTGCAGCTAGTGACGTTAAAAACCCTGATAAGGCTGATGTAAAGAATGTGGTCATTAATGCATTCAAATTTGATAATATTGCTATTGTTAGTGCTGCAAACAAAACAAATGGAGAGCATAGGATGTTTGTTGCTGTTGATATTGAGAGTATTGATGAGAAACTTGTTATAAATAAGAATTATAATGTTACTGATTATAATGCTGAATTCTATACTACATTTAAGAAGGACTTTGAAGAATTAACAAATAATTTATGGTTTAGACAATATAAACACGTTACTGACATCACAAGTCCAAATATTTATCCAACTCTACAGGTACAGATATACAATGACTTTGAAGAAGTTGTTAGTCATAAGAAAGGTTATCATATATGGAACGTGACATTTAGCGGTCATAATATAGATCGTAAACTATATATGTGGCTTAAGATGATGAAATGGATATTTGAACATGAGAACGAGATGACATTTAAGATTAGTGAGGACTTTGATAACGATTGTCATTTTATTCGTGAGTTTGAGACCGATAAGTGGATCATGTGTTTCGTTGGTCCTGAACGTGTTACCAATATGAGTGAGAATGGTAATTTGTTCTTTGCTTGGAAATAAAAAAAATAATTTATATAATATATTATGAAAGAGTGGTTAAAGAATTTTGTTAAAGGAATCCGTCTTAAGGATGTGATATATTTTATCATAATATTGTTATTGTTTGGAGCGTTGACTACAAGCATGCAAAGATGTCATGATAATGAAGGACAATATGAGGCAAACATACGAGCACTTACTGATACTATAAGTTATTATAAGGCAAAGGATGGTGACATTGTTGCTGTTAAGTCTGCATTCTCTGCTCGTGCTGATGAACTGAAAACACTCAATAAAGAATTATATGATAAGATAAAGAGTCTTGATGTTAAGCCAAAGACACTTACTAATACTGTATACATGCAAGGTGAGACTGAATTCTTACCGCAAGATACAGCATGGGTTGTTAAACATGACACCTTGACACAAATCATCAACAATGGCGGAGCACTATATAAGGACTTTGCATTCAACAACGAATGGCGAGATCTTGAAGGATATATGAAATATAAACAAGATACATTAGGAATAAATATCACAAAGGATGTTGTAAGATTTGATTATACTGTAGCAATGGATAAGAATAATAAGATATATATAAAGAGCTCAAATCCTTATGTTAAATATAATGAAATCTCAGGATTCCAGCTTCCTCAACAGAAACAGAAGAAATGGGGTATCGGCCCACAAGTTGGTGTAAGTTATGATCCTATTCATAATAAGATTGTTCCAACTATCGGTATAGGTCTTCAGTGGTCACCAATTAGATTTTAATATATAATTATAATATATATAATTATAATGTATAATTATGAAAACATTGTCAAATTACATAAAAGCTAACAAGTTACCTTTGATTTCATTATCAGAAAAACTAATTGTAAATAAAGAATATAATGTTGATGAACAATGCCCATTTAAGGAAGGCACTGATTTCTTTGTCATATCAATATTTTCATCTCCTAGTTTAACAATACTTGATAAAGATATGAATATAGAAAGATATAAAGTGTATAAGGCTGTAAATATTGGGAATGATAACTTAGCTAAGAAATCTGGAGATATTGAAGAAGACATGAAATTATATAAATCTGCATCATTATATTATTATGTTAATAATTCAACGCAACATGGTATATGTACTATTAAGACAAAACATAGTAATATTATATTTATCAATAGTGATTATATTGATAATATGAAGAAGCTGATTGATTTTATAATAGACAAAACTAATTCACATAAGTCAATTCGTTTAAGAAAAATATTTGAAATACTTAATATAAGTAACCCATTTAATAAAAATGATATAGACGAGAGATGGAACATTTATTATAACCCAGATGAATTAGATGACCTTAAAAAAATTAAAGAAGCAATATGAAATCATTATCAAAATATATCATTGAAAAACTAATTATAGATAAGAATTATAATAGTAATCTTGATATTAATGAGTTCACAAGAACTGATAAATTATTTGAGATATTTATTAGATACAATAAGAAT